ATGGAATTATCAGCAAATATGAAAGGTAAAAGAAGAAATACACTACTTCGTTATAAGAGTATTATGGAAGAATTTGATAAACATTATCACCCTGGTATTCCAATAACTGTTATATATAAAAAATATATTTATCCTAAGTTTTTTATTTCCCGAGATACTTTATATAGGATTTTCAATACTCAAATAGATGAAGAATTAGAAGAATTAGGATGTGATTGCTAACAGAATTCAATTTCATTATAAAGCGCCCCATTAATTTTATTATAAAGCCCCATTAAAATTACTTTAATGGGGCTTTAAATTTGTTTTAAACTTTCTTTAAACTTTTGCAGAAACGATAGCTCCTATACCTTTATTTCGGATTGGTAAAGCAATAAAACGCTTGTCAAAGCCTATTACTGTTCCTCTCAGTTCTGGGTCATTCATTCGTTCATACATTTTAAAACTTCCGTCTGCTTTCATTACTTCATCAGCCGAGAAAGCAAAAGAGCAAAATGTATCTGTGCCTGCTTTTACCTTTCCAAAAGGCTCTTTTTGTAGTGTAGTAGCATTATAGATAGGATTTTTTGTAAACTCTAAAATATTAAACCCTGCAAAGCGTTTAGGCTGACCATTCACAAAGTCTGTAATATCCTTGAAACTCTTTAAATCAGTTAAAATTAAATCCTCTGTATGGCGTGGGTCTAATACTAAAAATCTTCTATCAGCTGGAATATCCAGTATATCAAACTTTCTTTTAAGTTTTAAAATATCCTCCACTCTTAGCCTTTTGTGTCCCTCTCCGTTATTGTCTCCTGTGGTTGCAATTACTGGCGTAAAATCGCTGTCACTATCGGGAGCAAAAGCGTGAGCTGCTTTGGTTGCTGTTTTTGTCTGTAATGCCATTTTGTGACCATAAATTACACTATCCATTTTATCATAAGATAATTCAATAGCTTCGGGGTTTCTTACGAGAGTGTTTTCTGTCTCGAACAAATCCAATTCAAAGGAAAGTGCTGTATCATCTCTTTGAGAGACACTTATAGGATAAGTTCTATTATTTATCAATACTTTGGGGTCAAAACCCGTTTCTGCCATATTGATAATATCATAATCTACGAACTGCGAAAAGTCCTTTGCATAACTCAAAAAAGAGACTGCTGGATAAAAATTTTTCTGAATTTGGTCTGTCCAAATTTGCTTGTTTAATGTACTCATTTTAATAAAATTTATTTAGTTATTATTTAGTTAAATCCTGGTGTATTTTGGTTTTTATAGGTTTCATCTACGAGCCTTTGGTATAGTTGCGGGTCTTTTTCCAGTTCATCAGGTGCAAACTTTCGGTACTCTTCTAATCCCCAATCTGTTTTACTTTTTCCGCTCTTATTTGCCGCCTCTCGTCTTGCATCTTCTATCTCTTTAATTGGGCTGAATGTTTTTATTGGATAAGTTCCAAAAACAGCTGTAATAAGGTTCTTTTTTGCTTTATAATAGTTTTCTGCAAAAGCTTGTTTTTGTAAATCTCTCAAATGCTCAGGTATTGCTTTGCGCTTTACAGCAATATCTATTAAAGCCTCTGTTTCTATCTCTCTATCTTCATCTACTTTCTCCTTAAACTCTAAAAGATTTATAAATTTATTTCTTAAAGAAATTACATTTAAAACTATGTTTTTAAAACTTTTATCATCTTTTAAAAATAATATTTCTGAAAGATTTTCTTGAGCTAAAATCTGGTCAAAATAGAGAGTTGTTATTTCTGTTGTATCATAGAGTTTTAAGGCATTGGGATTGCTTCCCATGTCTACAATAGAGATTTCAAAAAGTCTGCATTTTTCTAAAACTCCATTTTTTAAATCCTCCTTTTGGTAGGTAATACCAATACTTGCACCTCTTAAAAAGCCTTTTTCTACTTGTCTTGCTACTTCCCCTCCTTTCTCGCTTTCTGTGTCAAAAACAGCATCAGCGTAAAGTTTGCCGTCTTCTTTTCTGATGTTCTGCCACATTCCTATAATGGTAGGTCGCTCGTGCATATAGAGCATTATAGGGTTTTTCTCAAATTGTGTAATATCTATGCCCTCTGTGAGGACTTTGAACCCGTGAGAGTTATCGCTCTCATCACTGACTAAAAATGTGTGTACTTTACTCATTTTTTATATTTATAAATTAGTTACTTCCTGGAATGATATTATTTCTCTAAAATCTTTATTTATGATAGAATTTTTAAACTTTTGCACATTGGGGCAACTTTTCAAAGCTTCTTTTATCCCCCTGTTTAATTCTTCAAAATTGATTTCTTTTAAGTTAAAAAAAACTATCATTTGCGTTTCTGTATTACTTTTCAAACCTATATTGCAAACCATAGCATTTTGAAATTTGCTATCTTGTTTTTGTATATTAGTTTTCATCTTTATTGTATTTCTTGGGTTAATAATTCTCTTTGTATAATTCTTTTAAGTCTTCGTAAATCATCTATAAATCTTGCTGTTCCTCCTGCTGTGGTTACTTCTTTTGGGCTGAGTTCTTCAAATATTTTCTTTATTAAATCCTTGTCGGTTATTCCATTGGCTTCGCAAATCATCTCTACATCTACCAGCCTTGCCCCAACTATATCATTTACAAACTTTCTCCCAAATCGACTATCTATTTCATCAAATCCGAGTTTGCTGTATTTTACCCCTTTTTTTATTGTTTTTTCGAGGTTCTCCGTTCCTGCTATAATTACCCCTATCTCGTCCTCTAATTCGTTAAATAAGGTAATAAACCAGCGTAATGCAGAGGGTTTGAGTTTGTCTGCTTCATCTACAATCAAAAGAGGCTTTTTATCTTTCCTTTTTGCAAAGAATGAAATTACTTTCATTCCCAAATTATCTATACTTATGTGTCCTTTGCCTGTATCTACTCCTAAAATACGGCAAAGCTCTGTAAGAAAGTCTCTTTTACCCCATTCTCGGGCTTGGATATAAAATACACTCTGTTCTTTGTTCCGTTCTGAAAAAGCTTTCAAAGTCGCTGTTTTTCCGCTTCCTGCTTTACAGCTGATAAGGATAAACATTTGTCTGTTTTTCACTGCTTCCGCATAAGCTGTAATATGCTTAAAGGTTAATGTTTCTGTAATGTTCCAGCGCTGGGCACTAATCTCTAATTCGTGGGCTACTTTCTGCCACATTGCGGGCTTTATTTTGTCCCACTTCTGGTTAATCATCTGCGAAATTGTTGCCCCTGAAACTCCGACCTTTACAGCAACTTGTTCATAACTGCCTAATCGCTTTTTTTCTTCTTGGATTGCTTGAACAATCTCATTTTTTTGTACATTTGTCATCTTAATTATGGTTTAATTATTCTTTAATCTTTATTGGGATAATTAAATATTGAATGAGGTAATAACCTTGTTTGCATTAAATTCATCGGGGGAAGAGCTTGCAATATCGTCTCCCGATGCTTTTTGTAGAGGAATTATAAATGTATTGTATTCATCCTCAAAGGCGTTTGCTTCTTCTTTCTTGGTGTGTATCCCCATTAAAAGGGCTTCCTCTCCAACTCCTGAAATTATCCTGTTAAAATCTGCTTCCTGCATTTCTTTTATTCTTCTTTGTCTTGCTTTTGCTTCGGATATTCTTCCTAATTCTGCATTTGGACCGTATTTTACTATCTTTTTAAACTCTGATACACTGCAAAGAGATATTAAAAAATTATCCTGCTTTCTCCATAAATGCACCTCGCTCAAATCCTCCATATCATACGAAACTACTACTCTTTGACCTTGATAATTTGAAATAATATTATAGTCTTTTTCACTTATCATATAATGGAATTTTACCCCCATTACTTCAATATGAAACTGTCCGCTGTTGCGTATAGTAGTCTCTATTTTTCTATCAAACAGCATTGAAGTTTGTAGTTTACTCACTTCTATTGTGTTTGGTTTTTCACTCTCTTGGTGCAGTTCCTTTGGTGTCTTATGGAAATTCTGATGTTTACGGCTGTATTCGGAATATTTTAAATCCCTCCATCTCTCTATAAGTCCCTCGCACTCTTCAACAGCTTGAATAAGGTCAAAACCTGCTTTTTTACTCTCTTTTTTGAGCTTTTCCAAATATTCAGGGCTTCGGTGGGCGTTGTCTCTTGTAGAGGTTATTCCCTCGCCATAATAGTATTTTGAACCTATTAAGACTACATTTTGAAAAGTCCCGAACCAACGCTCTACGCTTGCCTTATCCGTTGCTAAATGTGTAAATCTTATCTTTACTCCCAAAGACTCCAAACGCTCTATTAAAATCTTATTTTCGGGGGTATTGTGTCCAGGAAATTTATCCGTTACAATCTCATAAGGTAAATACCCCGCTTGTTTCACTGCCATTTGTAGAGCCTTTGCAAAGCTGATTTTATTCTCTGAATAAGTGAGATTATACCCCAATATATCCCCGCTCATTACATCCCGAACAACAACAGCCATTAGATGCTTTTGTATCTTATTTCCCTCGTTATCTTTTGTTTCGTGGGCTATCATGTTTATTCTCGTTGCGTCTATCTGCCAGCAGTCCCCCGCATATAAAGCATCTTCAAAAGGAATATAGGAGCGGTAAATATTGCTCTTTTTACTACTTCCAAAGCGTTTTTCAGCAGTTAAAAAGTTGGTCAAAGGTTTTTCAAAAATAGTTTCTCCGAACCAGCGTATTGACGGCTTTTTTCTTCCCGTTCTTTCGCACGCTTTCCATACTTCCCGAATAATATACATGTTAGAAAAGTTCGCCCCGCTGGCTCTTAAATACAGTGTCCAAGCGAATAAAACAGGGTCTGTATACTGTAAACTGTTCTGCATTCCCTTTCTTGGCTGATATATAATATCCGTAATACAGTGGTCTGTTTGTTCCAAAATATTTACTTTCTCCTTTAATCTCAAAGGATTACAGGGAAGATAAGGAAGTTTATTTTTTTGAAGTATAATGCTTAAATCATTATACAATTTGCTTTTTGTTCCTGGATAAATATTTTTTCTTTCCATCATAAAAGCCACTGCACTGCATGCCTTTGCTAATGACTGGCGCTTGACCTCTTCTGTACCATTGTAATAACTCAAATACTCCTTATAATGCTCATTTATGTAAGTATTAAAGTCGTTCTCTAAGTTTTTGATATTGGTAGTAGTCGTTTGAGTTTTCCACTCTTTTTTGAGGGTTTCTTTATCTCCAAAAAGCGAGCGGTAGTGCGTAGGGGCTCGGTCTGGAATATTATCTATACAATAATAAAAGCCGTTATTTACCTTTGCCCAGCGCCATGATTTGCCCGTATTAGGCAGATAGGTTGCCTTTAAATAAGTTCCTCGTACACTGTCTTTATATTTTGAACGAACTTTTTTTAAATACTCTTCCGAAACTCCGCAAACTTCCATTATCAGCCGTTGAGAAAGCCAAACACTCTCTTTACCGTCCTTTTTCCTTACGATAACATCGTTTGCTAATAGGTTCATTTTAACAATATTGTTTATCTAAAACTTTTTGAGAAATATTATTTATAATTTTTTCTCGTTCTATAATAATTTGATACATTACTTTTACTGTTTCTTTAACTCCTCTCACATATCTTGTTCTTGCAGCGTATGGAGATATATTCAACACCTTTGCTAGTGTTATAATATCCCCAGATTGTCTGTGTTTTTCACAGAAATGATACATTTCTGATAATGTTAATGCGTCTTCCATGATGTTTTATTATCTAAATATTTATGCAAATATAATGTATGAAAACTAAATATTCAAACATTTTGAATAAAAAGTTTGTATTTTTTGTTTTCAAACATTTTTTAAATTAAATAAGCCACTATTTATCAGTGGCTTATTTAATTTTTATTTAGATAAAATATTTTACAAATCAATGAATTCTCTAAATGTATTTATTGTATCATTTATATATTTTTCATTATCGCTATTATGAATATCATAATGCTGTATCTCTTCAATTATATCATTTAATTTCTCCCCCCCGAAAAAGTCAATCCCAAGAAATCTTCTTTTGTCATTTACTCTAAATACACCTAAATTCATAGATATTGGCTCTATAATTCTTAATTTATGAGACATATTTAATAAAGTATCATAACCTTCAAAACCTACAAACTCAAATAATTCTTTTATTTCAAGATAGGGGCTATCTGTTAGAAATTTTGGAGCATCAGGAAGCTCTGCTTTTATTAGCTTACTAAAATTTTCATCAAAAATATCCCAAAATGATTTTGAGTATTTGGATACATTTTTACTTGTTACAGGGATTTTTTCATTTTCTAATATGTTAATAGTATATTCTATATCATGACTACAATTATTTAAAAATTCTTTTTCATATAAAATATCTAATATAGAATCATCTACATATTCAAATAATGTTGAGGGAGCTTTAAATTTTAAAACTTTTCTGTTATATATTACTTGAACATATAGGGGATATAATCCACCTACTTGCTTTAAATCTTTATTAGGATAATATTTTATTGTTATTTTCCCCAT